ATCGCTACACATTATTACCATCAGTTCGCTCTTCCTTCATCCTGGCTTCCACCATAGCGATATGGACGGCTTCCTGTTTCTGATTCCAGATGCTGTCAGCCGGCATTTCAACACGCACAGAAACAAATGAGTCTGACGGTATATCAATCGGATCTCCATTTGTCAGATTATCAATCTCGTTTCTGGCAAATTTTGGCGATTGCGGATGTGTACGATGGTATGTTTTTACAAGAATCGAACCGTCTGTATTTACCTCATAATCAAGCCAGATACGGGGTTGCTTGTTTATATCAAGCGGGATATCAAATCCTCCGTCAGTACCGCCCCATGCAGCATCAGCGTTCATCCCCAGACACCCAGATATCAAATACTCCCCAACGGCAAGCCGCGTTACCGTTATTCCCTCCGACTCATTGTTTACATCAAAACTACCGTCTGCATAAATTTTAACAACCGGAGACGCTATCTTTATAAAACCATTTGTGTCTACTGAGGTATTGAGGTCCCTGACCAGAAAGTCTCGCCAGTTGGTTAACCGCGGAGAGCTTCCGCCAAATCTTTGACGAATTCGCGGAGCAGACTCCTGTATTGACGGGAATGAAACTTGTGAATAATTACCGTTTTCACCAGTATTTCCTGATTCAGAAACGTTCAGAATAGTTGAATATGAATATGGTTTACCATTACCACCAGCTTCCTGCCCATCACCGAGGAAAAACGAACATGTTGGTAAATGTGGATAACCTGCATTTGGCACATTTCTGTTTACCTGAAGCGCCCCTATACCATTACATGCAGACTGATGGGTATTACCACCGGTCCCTCCCTGATACAGGCTTAATGGTGTGGTTAATCCGCCTATACTGGTTATATCGCGATTAGCTCCACTCGAAGCCTTTTGGTTAAGTGTTTCACTAATGTTATTCCACGAAGGGCCGTTCCACGCAGAACCATCAGGTAATTTGATTGTTATGTTACCGGTTCCACTAAAAATGCTTTGCCAGTTCTGCTTATCGTAATTCAGTCCTCGCAATGCCTCAGCGCTTTGAGCCACCAAGGCAGCCGTGACCATGTTCAAAGTAACACGAGGCACGGCAGACCACGCAGCGCCGGATTGTGTCGGGCCTGTGTAAACACTAACCAGCGTCAGTGATGTATTGTTATTTACTGTTTTAACCGGAAGTGTATAAGGGATGCCGCCGACAGTTACGACAATAAAATCACCAGCAGCAAGTTCTGTTGTAAAGGATGTGCCGCTGCCAGTAACAGCATCAGCGCTATTGGTAAGAGTTAAGGTTCCTGCTGACATGAATATTTCCTCAATACATATCCGGAAGGACAAGAATTGGCATATTGATATTTTGATTAAATGACATATCAAATCTGTTGTCATTGTAATTACCAACAACCTGGTTATACGCTGAACGGATGTTTCCACCTGACATTACCACGCCCTTTTTCCTTATATTAAAATATCCATCCACTCGTCTTGACTGTGCGCCAGTGAATACTATCTGACAATATTTATCACCTATGTATTGATTATTGTCTGTTACCGTTAGTTGCTGGTCATACACAAATGGCCGCTTCACTGTTGAAAACGTCACCTGCCCAGCCGAATTAGTCATGGTAATTCCATCACCGGCTACAGGCGCGGTATTATTGAAAATTACCAGTTCCATTGTTACAGATGCGGAAACATCATCCCGTCCTGAGTAATTGATGTCTCTTACAATAATATTTGCTCCGTCAAATCCTACAGACACATTATTGTTATCCCACTTCCCGAATGGTATTCCTGATACGGGAAGCGCCATCGAGCCATTGACTGTCACCGTGCCAACGTAAGCACATGTCATTAATCTTGCCTGATTCGAAATTGCAGTGAAATCAGTAGAGTTGGAAACGAGAAGTCCTTCGTTGTAAGTAGCAGCAGGGAGAATTTCAAATACAGTTCCTGCCCAGTTTGGTATTCTTTGGTAATTCCCCTTGTTAGTTCCGTTAATGGTGACTCCACTATCACCATTTCTGGTTACTGATGTCATATATATCGGTAAAACTATCCATGTCTGATTGTCTGCGAACTCCTGAACGTCAACCGGACGTGTCGGTAAAACAAAAACTGTCGAACCAGGAGTCAACGGAGTATCGACACGAAATTGATTCGCTCCGGTACCGCTCCCTGAAAAATTGGCACAAAACGACGGGGCACGGAGCCCCGCTGTAATCGCCATCACAGGACGGCCATCGTTGTAATCTATCAGTATTCCTTCTGGCATATTTCACCTTATGTCCAGCGACCAACAACAACACGACCACCTCCTGAGAGATTTACTGTGATCCCATTGCCGTCAATGCGAGTAACGTTATTCACTCCGTTAAATGCAAATTCACCGCTGTCGGCATAGAGTTTCCCATGGAATTCTGGGCTACCAGATTTTGGTAAATTCCATCCGCGTCCACCACCACCGGGGATAAAGTTTGCAGACTGAAGTGAATCGGTAATTTTCGCAAAATCGATGGATGCTTCCTGAATTAATGCGCTACGAATAAATACCTGTCCGTTATAGACGAAGAATGCAGCCTGCCAGTTGCCGGGGTTATTACCGGAATAAATGCCGAACTGATCCGCGGCAAATACAACGGTAGATTTATAGCTATTCCCCGATGGCTCGATAGACATGCCGAATCCGGTGTTATATTTCACACCGTTCCTGACAATCCCCATATTGAGTGTGTAAGAGGCTTTTGCAGTCCCATCACTATTTACCTCAGCTGTCATCTTCTGGTTAACGGCTGATGTAAGGCTACCTTCAGGGCCAATCTGCGCCTGAACATATGTGGACAGGTCAGCAAGTCCCTGCTCAGCAGTCGCTACCGTAGTTTTCACGACCAGGATATCGGCACGTACCTCACCGTACTGCTGATACTGGTGCTCAACAGTACCGTGGTTCGCCAGCGAATTTTCCATAATTCCTTCGAGGTTGGTATCGACCCCATCTTTAACATTCTGGAATGCATCAGATTTTTGGATGCCGTCATCAATAAGATCCATCAATTCACCGGTATCCATCGAGCATAATGCCGGCACTTCAACGAATGCTGATACACCGAAAGCGTTAATCGTCCTGATGTACCAATAATAGGTATGACCTGCCTGTAACTGGTTGCTGGTCCATGTGGTACCGATACCCTCTCTGCTGGCATTCCCCTCAACGATTTCAGCCGTTGTGCCGGAAAGCTGAGTTTCTCCTGATGTCCAGAAGTCAAATTGGGTGGAAACATTGGTTATGGACTCAAGCCTGGGGATCATCGTGACTGCAAAGAACCCCTGCTCAATATCGACGTGCGATGGCGGCGGAGGCGCTTCAATGCTGAACTCCAGATAACCTTCCGGCGATTCTGCCCCCATCTGGTTAACAGCAATAACATGAGCGGTATAGGTATCTTTTGGTAATCCGCTAAGACGCGTGAACGTCCCGGGGACCTGGACGGACATGACCATCTGGCCATTGCGACGAATGATCACTTTGTTGTAGACCACCTGTCCGATGTTCTGCCATGACAAAATCCCCTGTACGACCTGACCAATTTCCTCCACGGTGTATTTCAGGTTCTGCGGCTGCGCCACGCCGCCTGATGGCAACTGAGTAAACGGTGGCCGCTCGATCGGTTTACCGATGACATCGCCCCAGACATCTGCTGTTTCCTGCTTTAGTGTCAGTTGGACGCCATTCTGAACGCCGAACTTCCAGTCAGTTACCCGCATCTCAACATTCACGATACCGATAGACGGGAAATTCACCTTCACATACATTCCAGGGCGGTAACGGTACCCGCTCAGATTTAACGTTACGTTCATCGTCCTGGCGATACGGGTGCGCTTTAACTTCACGTCTGCCAGACGCTGGGCCTGAAATTCAGAGGTCACAAATCGCAGCTTCATATCCTGCGATATTTCTACTCCGTCTTCCGTCACCCATTCACCGACAGACACAGAGGGGAAATCCGCTTCGGTATACCCCTGTTGCGGATCAACAAACGTCCCCTTGATGGTGTTAACGCGTTCCGCCTGAGAGACTTCCGGCATGATTTCGATATCACCGGCCAACTGGCTTTCAGTGATCACTTCGGTAGCTGGTCCGTAATACGCCCCGACCAGAAGGCCATGTTTGCCAGCTGTATACGTTACATCCCCGGCGCACGCTGCCAGCATCCCTTCCAGAATACTGACTTTGTTTTCACTGAGATCGAACTCACCGTTGATGGTATAGCGCTTCTCAACAGTATTGCCGCCAGTAATCACATCCTCATCACAGATATTCGCCGCTTCCTTAAACTGGTCCCAGAGAATATCGGTGTCAGGAACTTTCAGGTAATTGCGGTAATAGTCCAGGATAACCAGCGCCGCATTATTGCTGTAACCCGTTAACCCGGTACGCGGGTCATAAATAGCCCGCCCCTGCTTTTCTACCTTGATGTTAGGGATACCTGCCGGGAATTTTTCGGCATTGAATTTCAGGGATACGCGCAGCCAGGTGATCCCTTTCCCGATCATATCTTCTTTCCATGACGGGCAGTTTTCCAGCATGTAAGGATCCGCCGTCTGTCGGTTGGTGTGCACCTCGAAAAAGGCATGCTCAGGATAGCTACTGATCGGTTCGTCACCCAACCAGACAGTCTGTACACCTGATAACGGGTGTCCCGCCAGGGCAATGGCCAGATGCAGCATTTCGCCATCATCCTGTTCGCCAGCCTGCTCTTCGGAAAAGAACAAAGTGCCCGCCGACGTTGAGCGACCGTAAACAACGGTTTTGGCACTGGCCGCAGCGCGCAGAACCTGTTTGCGTTCAGACGTATCACGGTTGGAATTCAGCGACGGGGTCTTGGTCAGCGCCTGAGTGGCAATCTGTGCGGCGACGGTGATAACCATCGCAATGGCATACATTTCATTTGCCGCTGCCACACCTGCGGCAATGGTGGCAACAATAGGAACAGCAGCAGGCATTAACGTACCCTCCAGACACTCAGCGGTTTAACCCGCAGTCGGACAAGACCATTTTCTCCCGGAACCCATACAACGCCGGAATACACCACTCCGGCACACCGCGCCCCGGAATTTTCAACAATGGCAATATCCCCTCGCTGCGCCAGCTTCACCGGTACTTCATCGAGATATCGAGCAAACACTTTTTCAAGTGAGCCGCCACCGCGAAGAATCGCCTTTTTTGCTCCCATTTCGCTGTCATACGTTCCGCGCCAGCCTTCCGCAAAATCTTCGCCGCACATGGCCTGAACGCAGTCCGCAGCGAACAGGCAGCAGTCATGACTGCCCCATAAAAATGGCCGCTTCTCAGCGGCCCTTATTACGGTGATTAATCTGTTATGCCAGTCCGGATGCTTCATGCTTCCTCACTTATAGATAAATCCTGGTGCATCTTTTTTACTGCCCCAATAAATCGATCGTTCAGCCATCTGCGCCACATACCGGAATATACGGTCGCCGGGATAAGCGGCCTGCTGCGATTCATCGGTATAGCGATCAGGGAAAGGACGCTGCCAGTCTTCAAAAATATTACTGATGGTGTACTGCAGGGCGTTCTTACCGCCAGCGGTCGCCCCCGTACTGGATACCCGCCCTTTAAACAGGAGATCGGCAACCTGGACAACACCGTTATCATCCATGGCCACCAGATAGATTTCGGCATTTCTGCCCACACATCGCTCATTCAGCATGGTGGCAAAGAGAGCCATATCCAGCCCTGAGAGGGTCATTTTGACCTGCGTGGGGCTGGTCGTGCTGGTTTCACTGGCATCATCAACAGAACCCATACGGCCCATGCCGTAATAGACATAACCACCAAGAATCAGTGTCCCGGTACCGGAATGCACATAGACGGTACCGGATTCAAACTGAATATTGGCGGCGATCGCGGCCGTCACCCTGTCGCGGGATAACCAGTCCACCATCGAATCAGAAAAGGGGGAATACAGCATTAGAATGCCTCCTCAAGCTCCAGCGTGTAACTGGTAAAAACACCCGGCACTCGGTTACCGGCACCCTGCTGGTTATCCTTCAGTTTGAAAATGCCGTAGGGTTTCGCGACTTCAATGGCTGCATTAGCAGGCGGCGAACTACGCAACATCGGGGCAAATACAATCATTGCGGTACCGTTCGCTGCGCTCGTCACGTCGGCCGTAACCATCTTCAGCTCGTCATTAACAGTGAAATAATCGCCCTGTCTGAGCACCACTGCTCCCGGCGTCCAGCCCTTACTCTGGATCTGGGTTCCGGTCTGATTAGCGCCATCAATAACAGGCGCTCCAGCAGGTGCTCTACCACTTCTCCCCCAGTCGCGAACTTTTACCCTGCCATACTCGCCATCGAGGGAAGCCACCAGAGCATCAATGCGCCTGGATTTTTCATCTGTCAGGTTATTAAAGGTCAGGGAACATACCCAGCGGGTGCCGGGGAAGCGAGCTGTCTGCGATGAGCCATTGAAGGGGGAACGAAAAGTTTTGGTATTGCTTTCTGGTCGCCACGTCAAAGACGCCGGACAGACATCTTCCGGCCATTCAAGTGCAGCCATAAATGCTCCTGGATAAATACGCGCAACGGCGATACTGATCATTTGTCAGGGTGTTACGGGACATTAACCCTGGTTAAAGTGTGTGGTTCAGCCCGCCAGTGGTTGGACACTGGCGAAATCATGAAAAGGAGGGACGGCTGATTACCTCTATAAAAAGGATAAATTATGTCTAATCACAAAATTAATATTAACATTAAAACAAATACCAATAACTTAGAGGAAGTTAATGAGGAATTAACTCGGTTAAAGTTCATTATCGGAGTTCTGCTTGCAAAATTCCCACCACTCCAGCGTGATGAATTTATCAAAGATTTGGGACGGTTTGGACTGACAGAGGAAGCTGCACTTTATTCAAATTTCAACCCGAAACCTGAATAAATCATTCAAGTGTAAACTTAAGAGGTCATACTCAATATTTAAGTCACATTGACTACACCCTCGAAATATTTTGCGGTCTGTATCCGGGCCGCTTCAATAATCTTCACGACAACATTTTGAGCATACTCTTTTGCACGCTGATTGTACCCTTCAAGTGTAAAATCTGGAGCGAGGTCTTCGCTGTAATGGATAGTGGCCACATTTTCTTTGCCAATTTTCACCGACACATTACTGCCAATGCGTTGTGTCGATGACATGCGTAAATTTTCTCCGAAGGAAATTCTTACTCCATTCTCTTTCGGAAACCCTACTGTAAATTCAAGTGGCTCAACTCGTTGTTCTAAAGTCATAATTATCTCCCTCCTTTCGGCTAATTAAATTAATGATGCAGTCCATCACACGCCTAACAAACGACGCGCCTGCCCTCGATTAGAAAAATCCTGAAGCAAATCCTGACGCGCCTGTTTAGCGCCATCGTTCGCCCCCAGCCGGGCTGCTTCCAGCATTGCCTGTTTCAGTGCTGCATCACCATTACCGGATATGGTGAAATGCTGGGTGATGTGCTGAGTGATGCCATTTCCGGCTGCCGGAGACTGTGAACCAACCACACGAACTCCTAACGATCCGTCAGCGGAGCGGGTTAACGGCATGATAGCTTCCGGCCCAGCTTCCCCCATCAAGCCTGCGCCTTTGGCGAAGGCAAAATAGGTAGGCGAACTGACGATGCTGTTACTGTATGCGCTGAGGCTTGCAGAAGCATAGGCGCCACCTTTTGCGTTAAGTTGAAGTCCTGACGCTGCTGAGTTGTAAGCGCCGGACGGAGTACTGCCAGATACAGCGCCTGCGCCCGCCCCAAACATACCGCCGATTGAACTGAAAAAACCGCTATTACTGGTTGAGCGCAAAGAATCCACCAGCATCGCATTGAGGATAATTTTCTGCATAGACTGAAGCACAGAACTGGCCCAGTCCTCCCAGTCGACCTTATTACCGGCCAGAGCATCAGAAATATTCCCCACCAGTCCGGTCATGGCATTGTTTACCAGGTCAGCAGACTGAGAGGCATAGTCCGAGGCGGTGTCAGCCCAGTTAGCGAATCCTTCACGCATGCCATCCGCCCAGTCACTTCTCTGAGCATCAGAAGCAGCATAGAAACCTTGCTGATCGCGCAGGCGCTCATCGAGATAACGTTTATTTAAAGCCAGGGCTTCTTGGTAGAAAGCTTCGTCTATTTCACCAGTTTGCCGTTGCCGAAGCAGATCAGTATTCTTCTCTTCAAATTCCTTACGGATATTGAATTGTTCCTGAAGCCTTTCGCGAAACCGAGAACCCTGACCGTAGCCGATTAGTTGAGCCTCGTTCGCTGCGCGGGAGCTGGCGTTACTGTCTGCAAGATTCGCCTCGTAATTTCGAAGTTGCTCACGTATTTTTTGCTGATCAATGAGCGCAGCATTCTGCAAAAGAGTCTGTTTCTGGGACTCTGTCAGCGTCGCCAGTTCGCCCTGACTAACCTGGTATTTCAGTTTTGCCAGTTCGGTATTTTGACCAGCCAGAGCGATCTGCTCTTTCTGCTGCTTGATCAGCTTGTCATAGGTATCAGCTGTTTTTTCCGCCTCGGATTTCCCGCCCTTATGGCGGCTGGAGTCACGAATTGCTTGCAACTGCCTGGCAGACTCAACTTCCATGCTGACATACTTCTCACGCCAACCAGCCGGGAGATTAATGTCAGATGCATCGAATTCCGCCTGCTTTCGAGCCTTATCCAATCCCTGAAGGCCAGATAGCTCGAGCTGTCGCTGTGCTTTCTCAATAGCTTGTTGTTGCTTTGAATCAAGCGCTGGAAGGACTGGCCCTGCGTATTTTGGCGGTGAAACTGGTGTATACTGCTTGGTTACTTTATTCAGACGATCATACATTTCCGTCAGAGAGCCAACCGCCCCTGCCATTTCAACGGTTTTATTTATAGCTTCTCCCTGAAGCTTATTTTGGTTTGATATTGTCTGATTTAACCTTGAGGTAGTTTCTGCTATATCCCTGGAAATTTTATCGTATTCGCGCTGATATTTTATCGCATTAATGACATAACCGTTATTGGTGTCATTCTCTACGCCGAACTGCCTAGCTAAGTCCGTATATTGCTTAATAGACGCACTTGCACTGTCTTGCTGATCTCTTAAATCATTTAATTTCCGTTTTAAAGCATCAATTGAGTCTCCGGCATCAGCTATAGCCCCCTTAATTTGTGCCGGACTCATCTGTTTCGACTTTTCTACTACTTCGTCCAAAGTTGATGCGTACTGAATAGCAGATTCACGCGCTTGCTCCTGTTTTTGATACATGGCGAACCAGGCACCCGCACCAAGCATCAAAATTCCAGGAATACCACCAACAAGGGATAGCAGCCCAGATGCACCGGCTTTAACCAAATTCATAGCCGATGTCATTTTGTTCAGCGCTTCCTGAGAAGTTGCCACAGCACGGTTTGACTGCACAAGTGCGGCATTCGCAGCGATCATCGCCTGGCGCTTCGCAATAGCATTTTGCGTTGCCAGGGCTTCAGCATTGGTATTTTTCGCCAGAGCCAGCTCTGACTGGGCGAGCTGATAGGCTCGTTCAGCGGCCAGAGCATCAGCAGCCGCCTTTCTTTGCGATTGGGTAGCTGATTCGGCGCGGGCAGCTGCCAGGGCAATTTCATTTTTACGAGCGTCAATCAGGTTAGCTGTTTCGCTGCCGAGATCGCTCAACTTTCCGCCCAAATACCGGGCACCACCGATAGATGCTAAAACACCTGCAGCAGCCGCAACTGTATCAATATTGTCAGCCACTCCATTCATCACGCTGACCAGAGTAGCTGTCGCTCCGGTGGCTTCATTTGCTCCGCCAACCCAAGCCATGAAAGCATTTTCAATTTTTGTCGTTGCGGCTGACACGGTCTGCGGCATTGCCTCGAATTCACCGCGCATAGTGCCAAGCTGGCTAATCAAGGCCGGGACTACTTTATCAGCAGTTAGCAGACCTTGATCGGCCATTGCCTTCAGATCTTTACGGGCTACCCCCATCCCTGCGGCAAGAGCACGGATAACCCGATCTCCGTTTTCGTTAACAGAATTGAACTCCTCGCCGCGCAGTACACCCTGTGCTAACGCCTGACTAAATTGGGTGATTACAGAGCTTGCTTCTGCCGTACTGGCCCCGGAAAGCTTCAGCCCGGTTGAAATGGCCTCGGTAACGTCCAGCACTTGCTGTGAGCTGTAACCATATTCACGCATTGATGCAGCGGAACGCGCAAACAGGCTCGCATTATCAGAGAAGGCGGTGCCGGTTCGTTGGCTGATATCCATCAGCGCACGTTGAGATTCCGTAAAATCATCAGATGACTGGGAGGCCTGCTTAAGACGGGCATTAACAGAGCTCCATTCATCGGCCAGTGATATCAGATGACCGGTGGCAAATGCTCCAGCAAATGCACCTGCCATCCCCAGAGCCGACGCCTTCGCAGTATTTATCTGACTGGTAACCTCCGCCAGTGCGCGCTGAGTCTCCCGAGACGCTGCAGCTGCCTGACGTCCTCCGGTCTGCATTACCCGGTAATAGTCATTACCCATTCGAGAGGCTCGGGAAATTTCTGACTGAAACGACTGAGAGTTTGCAGATATTTTAATGATCAGTTCGCGCAAAGTAGCCATATTTCACCCATAAAAAACCCGCCAACGGGCGGGTATCTTATTTATATTGTAAAATCAAAATGCTGTTGGCGAAAATCTATAATCACCATTAGCACCATAACCGATTCGATAAATTAATGTTTTATTTAAAATAACATCAGCACCTACCTCAACCATACCTCCAGCACACCAGCCATGAGGCGTTGCACTTAAAATATGTCGCCCAGGCTTAGCGTAAAACGTCACTTTTTCTCTTGTGCTTAAATCGGCTATTGGATTTCCATCCAGATAAACGCTTGCAAGACATGCACTCCCAATAAAGCCGGAATCGCGTTTAACAATTATGACTCCGGTATCTGACGTCTTGCTTGTCGCTTTCTTATCCCAGATCCTATCCGGTGGAACAACAGATGCTTGCTCAGTATTCACGGGTTGAGTAGAACAACCAGCCAATAATGTTAAAACTGCAACCAGAAGTATTTTTTCCATTTTAAATATCTCCAGAATTATTAGTCGAACAAATCCTAATATTTTCTGGGCTAAATGTCACTGCGTCGCAGCTGTAAGCGCCGCCTCAAGCCCGGCAAACGGGTCTGCACCTTCTTCATCAGGATCACGCTGCCAGCGCAGCAGCATGTCACTCATCGTGGCTTTTGCACCCTGAGCATTAAACACAGCCGTTGCAATTTGTGCCGCCTGAATGTCGCCCCGGATATCACCTATTGGGCTATGTTTATCAAATTCAGACCAGAGCCTGAGCTCACTGGCAGACATGATATCCCGAAGCTCTGATAGCGTGCGCCCCATGCGGAGCGCAAGCGACATCAGAAACCGCATGCCGGGCTGTGCTACTTTCCCTCAGCTTCCTTCGGGTCAGTGGTCAGATTAAGAGCCTGGCGCAGCAACCGAGCATGAACAGGGCCATACACCGCTTCAACATCGGCAAAATCATTTTTGCTGAATACCGGTTCACCATGTTCGTCAAACAAAACATCAATAAACAGTGTGACATCTGCGCGGAGATTGCGGTGCGCACGTTCTGACACGGACAACTCACCATCAGTATCACCAGGTTTAATCACGTCCTGCCAGTGCAACCATGCTTCTGCTGATGGTTCCCGAAGGACAACCTTCACACCATCCCATTCCGGAACAGTAACATCAGTATGACGAAATGCTGACGCTCTGGACAGTGCCAGTTCTTTAAGACTCTTAGCCATTTTTTATCCCTGATTAAAGAAGATGAGTTATGCCACCGTTACTGTGCAGGTTGATGAGGTAACTTTTCCGGCAGGCGTGGAGGCGTCAGTAACCTCACAAACATAATCACCGGCATCACCTGAGGCAGTGTTTGCCTTGTTGAACGTTGCAGTCGTCTGCCCACTAACTGCGCTACCGCCCTTCTTCCATACGTAGGAATAAGGTGTGGTTCCTCCCGCTGCCACTACCGTCAGTGATAAAGCTGATCCAGATGTTACGGATTTGGTATCAGGCAGATCGGTGGTAAGGCGCAGCGCGTTATCAATTTTCGTTGGCTTACCTTTCAGACGTAGCGAGAACGTTGCAGCCACTACGCTGTTTGTCCCTGAAGACCAAGTGTGCTGGCGAACTTCAGCCAGTAACTGGAAGCCGATCCCGGAAGGGAAAATGATTTTGAAGCCATAGGAGGTGTCATTGTCATATGCTTCACGCAGGGCATCCTGTGCAGGGTTAGAGTAAAAGTTACCCGACAGTGAGATTTCTGACTGAGCGCCCAGGCCGTTAATGTTTTCCTGTTCTGTAGAACACAGCGTTGTGACGTCGATATCCTGTTTCTGGCCACCAGTGAATTGCACCTCTTTAATGGTGCACTGCAAATCCAGATACGTTGCTGAACCGACCGTTTCTGGCGTTGCCGGGGCAGAAGTGATCTGAATCTTCGTGCCCTGTGATTTTTCATAAAGTGAGGACATAACTGTCTCCTGAAAATAGAAAACCTGCCGAAGCGGGTCTGTGAGTTAATGGATGTGTCAGGCGATTACCTGAAATTCCAGCGTTGACCGGTAATACCGGGACTCTGGTTCATAACTGGGTGTTTTGCTTATGTTGGTAGGATTAAGTGGTTTAACTGCCTGTAATGCCATATCCCGGATTATGCGTGCCTCGCTGATCGTCAAGGCATACACGTCAACCTGAACAGAAACGTTAGATTCCGCCTGTCCACACAGAACATCAGCGGTCACATCAGAAATAAGTGAAAAAATTACCCACGGTGGAGAAATTGAAGGCTGACCGTCACTACCCAGCGGAGCAACGTAAGGGTAAACCTGCCCACCTGCCAGCGGCGCCAGCATCGAGTAGAGATCGTCTTCCGTCATTTGCTTAATACCTCGTCAATCGCCTGGTTCATACGCCTGATCGCGACCTCCGTCGCCTGCTCCAGGCGAACATCGAACGCGGGGCGAACAAACGGATGAGGCGGCATATTTACAGACCCCATCTCAACAAACCGCCAGTAAAACGCATTTCGCGGATCGCTGGCTTTCATGGTGTTGTCGCTATTACCGGTTCGCATGTTGCGACCACGGATATGTACGCCGGAAGTAATTTCACCGCGGCGTCGTGAGCGCTGAGTCAAAACGACCACGTTTTTCTTCAGTTTTCCGGTTCTCTCAGGAGCGCGTGCGATCACTTCTTCCTTAAGCACTTCTGCCCCGGCGCGTGTGGAATCACGCAAAACCTTGTTATTTTCAGCGCGGCTAAGTAACTCCAGGTCTTTTGCTATATCATTCAACCCGGAAAAGTCGAGGCTCGTTTCAATCATTTTTCTGCCCCCTGCTTGCATAAAATTTCGAGCTGAACACCGCGAGAATCAGAAATCGGTGGGCCAATGATATTCAAAATGGCACCCTTGAACGGTCCAGTGATAACCCTGAGTCTGGACGCAGCAGTTATATCGTTACGAAATCGTGTCCAAACCCTGATAGTGGCTACAGCGGTTTCAGCACCGGCCGCTACAATTTCACGGCCACTGATGCCTTTGACTTCTGCCCATGTACTCGCACCGTCATGCCACGTTTCAACAGGCTGACCAGAAGGATCTCTGGATGTTGTGATGTTCTGAACTACCACCCTGTCTCTCAGTCTTCCGGCCTGCATAAAATCCTCCTACACACCGTAAATTCGGTATGGCTGAAGCAGGGCTTCAACTGCAAACGGGACATCTGTAGCGGTCTGACCGACGGCCACTGATTCTCTGTTGGCATACCAGTGACCTATCAGCAGTAACATGGCCGCCTTAACATCATCATTGAGGAGAATCTGGTCAGGATCTTCTGCGTAGCCTGGGCTGCTTTCATTTTCATAGAGCGTGCGGCGCGTCCATGTCTGGACATACCGGGCTGCCGCACCTGAGTAAATCTCCAGCAGAGCATCATCACCCGTAAAATCGGTATCAATGCGACAATGCTGTTTCACCACAACAAGCTCAAGCATCACTTTCTCGCCTTTTTGTCTGCTTTTGTCTCCGGCTGTTCCGGCTGTTCCGGCTGTTCCGGCTGTTCCGGCTGCGCAGAATTATCGACCTCAATCAGATGTGCATATCCTTTATTAATCAGTTCGCGTCCGTGCTGCTCAATGGTTTCGAATACCGAGCCTTCGGTAACCACGTCGCCGTTTATGTACAGCGGCTTTTGTGCAATTATTTTCATAGCTCACTCCCATAAAAAAGCGGCCCGCAGGCCGCAGCAGGTTTTATGCGCCAGCAGGTGCCGGGACAGTGAAGGAACCATAGATGAATGCTTCCGGACGTTTGACTGCCAGTGCCAGACGCTCTTCACAACGAATTGAGATCATGTTTTTCTCAAAATCGTCGGCGTTTTCAGTGGAAATAACCACATTGGCATCCTCACGATCAAAAATCTGCGCACCAGCGTTAAATGCGCCTGTCAGGAACTTGCCCTTAAATGCCGCAGCTTCGGTCGCCACCACCGGAAGCCCCCACAATGTCGGGCCAGTCAGACCTGATGGATTGGCAAGGATATAACGCCCAAGCGTGTCTTTAGTGAGTTCGATTTTTGCCCAGTCGATAAAGTGCAGAACATGCCCTGACGCCGGGAAGCGCGCCAGTTGCGCCTGCAGCATTGCCAGGCGCAGGTCATCAATGCCGTTTTGCTGTTCAACCCTGAATTCTGCACTGAAGGCCGAAGCCTGCGGAACGATACCGTGCAGATGAACGCCGGTACCGTCACCAAAAAGGATTTCCTGCTCTTCAACATATTTCAGGCCGTAGCGCATTTCGGCATCAACGGTGGACTGTAACTGTGCGAAGTCATCCAGAATCTGTTTTGACGCCTTGAACATATGCGCAATGGTGGTTACCGGGGTGATCTTCGTGGCGAACGCAATATCGCTGTACGGCTTGGTTGTGTTCTCCGCAACCACGGCGGCTTTGTTGGTAAAACCCGTCTGCTGAACCCAGAAGATTGCCGGAGATGATGTGCGACCAGGTGCAATCAGATCACGTATAAACAGGCGTTGTTTGGGGGTAGTATCAATACCCGGCAGGCGCTGAGGCTCTACCACGCCTTCAGCGACACCGGAGGAGATAAGTGCAGCGTTTACCGGGATGCTGACGCGTTTCCCTCCTTCCACGCTGGCGGAAAATGTTTTAAGAGCTTCCGCAGAAATGACCTGTTGGCCAACCGTCTCAACAATATGTTTTGCATTGGCCAGCGGCATCTGCGCAACATGCTGCTCAAGTTCCCCTATTGCCGCCTTCAGCGTTTTTTCAGCTTCACGCAGGGCGTTAAATTCAGACGCCATCTTGTCAACGGCTGCCTTTGTTTCTTCTGACAGTTTGCCGGACTTCTTCGCTTCTTTAAGTGCATCTTCAGCCCTGGCATTAAACTTATCCGTCGCTTCTTCAATGCTGGCGGTAACTTTTTTCAGAATTTCATTTACTTCAGACATAAAAGGTCCTTATTTGACTAACGCAGCGAGGGCGTTTTCAAGAGAATTGATGATTTCAGGTTTTATTTCTTCGGCAGCGCCCGGCGTGCCGTCATGGTTGGTGGCAGCGCCAGACATGCCACCGGACAGGGCTTTAATCAGTTTCCGGCGTTCAGAGCGCGGAGTGTTGGACTTTGCCAGCAACGCATCGAGCTTACGCAACGCTGCAGCAGGAGTTTCGTCACCGTCAATTACGGCATCAGCAGAAAGAAGGCTGTCGGCCAGACCTTTCTCCACGGCATCGCTACCGCCGATGTAGCTTTCGGCATCCATCAGTTTTTGCACTGTGGCCATATCAAGCCCGGAGCGTGCGGCGTAAATGTCAGCCATTGCGTTATCAAACGGTTCGAGAGAGGCAGATAATTCAGCAAAGTCATGCCGGTTACCCATTGCCACCACCCAGCAGTTGTGGATCATCAGGAAGGCCCCACGACCAATCTGAATATCATCCCCGGCCATCGCGATAACAGAGGCGGCGCTGGCGGCAATGCCCAGCACCTTGACCGTAACTTTCCCCTGGTATTCACGCAGTAGGTTGTAGATGGCCAGGCCTTCGAACATGTCACCGCCAGGGGAGTTGATATTGACCGTGACGTCGGCGCCATTCATCGCCCGTAGCGCACCGGCGATACGTTTGGCTGTTACGCCTTCACCCCAGTAGTCCTGCCCGATCACATCAAAAACAGAAATACTGTTGTCGTCAGTGGCCGCAGCTTTGATCCCGCCGTTCCAGCGGTCCAGTGCGGAAGGAAGGGTTTCACAGGTAACGCGCGCACAGGGGCGCCCCGCCGGTGCTACCGGAAGTTGTTTTTTGCTCATCAGGAAAGTGCTCCTAAGCGGCCTGTTTCAGCGGAGATTGTTCAAAGGAAATATCGGGGAATACGTGGTTATGCAGTTCTCTCAGGGCCAGAGCCTGAACAGCAGGATTGCTGCTTTCGAGATTTTTCAGTTGCGTCAGGTTGAGCTGAACGGTGTAAATGTCCCCCCCTTCAATCGGCGGCATATTTTCCAGACGGCGAACATCGTTTCGCGACATCCAGCCATTCTGAAGCGCGCTGGTATAGTAAGCCGCACGGCCAGCGCTGTCGGCGCGCAGCAGTCCTTCAACGGAGAACTCCGCGAACACGTCATCATCGCTATCGAGCAGGCACCGGCCAATTTCCTGTTCAATATTCACCAGCAGCGGTCGAAGAGTGTGCGTCAGGAACTGAAGGTTCATCCCTTCAAGACTGGATGCCCAGCTACTTTGTTTAGTGGTATGACCGACCATGAAAGGAGGAACGCGAAACCAGCGGCAAATTTCCTCGATACTGAAGGAACGGCTTTCCAGCAATTGTGCCGCTTCCGGATTCATGGTGACATTCTGGTATGTGAGTTCATTTTCCAGCACCATCAGTTTTCCGGCATTTTTTGAACCGATAAAAGACTGAAGGTTTTGCCTCAGACGATCACGCTGCTCTTTGGTCAGCGCATTTTTTGAAGAAAGAAACCCTGTACTCTGAAGGCCATTTTCAAAGATTTTTGCCGCGGCTTCATCCACCGACATTGCCGCACCAAAGACATCGATGCCCGTCATCGCAGGCATCATGCCACATACTCCATCCAGACCGAATCCACGAATATGCATAATCCGGTTTACAGGTATAATTCGCTGTTTTCCGTTCTCAGTATATGAGTACTGCAATTGCCCACTATCCAGTCGTTTTACTACCATGTTCTGTGGTAACAGCGGAACCAGCGATACCAGTTTTCTGCCGATAAACAGTTTTTCAACAAATGCATTTCCCCGCAGACAGATACTGGCGACCACCATCAGCATAAAACGTGACGGCGTCATTTCAGGATTGGGGCGCCGGCAAAGCACCTGGTAAGCAGGATTATCAGAAGCCAGTTTTCGGGAGCCATCAGCCTGCCGCTCGTAGATTTTCAGCGGTAACGTGGAAACCGATTCACTCAACAGCCTGACACAGGCCCATACAGCAGACAGGCGGATAATCTTATCAGCAGTCACAACTTTTCCACTGCTGCTGGTTCCGAACCACTCGCGCCAGAACTCGCCGTTAGTCAGGCTGACGGGGACGCCCAGCCAGTTTAAAAGGGCGCTTTTTATTCGCCCGGGGTGTTTATTATTCGCCATCAGATACCCACTATGATTGGATCATCAAAGAAACCATCAACATCGCCATCATCAGTGACATCCTCTTCTGATGCACCTATTGCCATAGCGGAAGCCACCACGCCATCAATACGTCCGGTACTTTTTTTCTTGGCAAAAATGCGGTTTTCTTTCTGATCGGCTTCGGTTACTGCGGAAGCTGCATTCCAGCGCAGGCAGGGATTAGTTTTAATAACGACTGCACCATCATCCAGCATCTGCTCAAATAGCTCGATAGAATGCGGCATCCACAGACCAGAATCTTTTGCCTTGTAGTAGCCCTGCCCATGCGGGATCAGCGGCACTGATACTGAGGCTTCGTCCAGTTCCGGCTCAAGGTATTTAATACGGTACTGGTCGAAGGCAATGGCCTTGATGTCGAACTGCATTGCAAGATCTGCGATACGTTCAGCAACAAAACCATACTTCACGGCTTTACCTGGTGTGGTGTGGATGTATCCGTCCCGTTCCCATGCGTCATATGGAACCCGGTCTGTTTTCGCCCGGTCTGTCAGAGTGTCTTTTGGTGTCCAGAACTCCACCAGCAGCTTTCTTTTTTTAGGGAAAAAAAGCGCCAGAGACGTAAGGTCGCGAGTTCCTGAAAGGTCCAGGCCGCCATAACATTCTTCTCCCTGCAGCTCCTGCAGGTCAAAGTCCTCTTCGCACCCCATCCACACATCGCTACTCATCCATGGGTTATCGGCATCCACCCACTGACAGAAGTTTAACCGCCGAACAATGCTTTCCTTCGACGGCATCCCCCGAGCCTGAGTAACCTGCTCACGCAGGTACCGATCGGTAAAAGTATGACCAAGAGAGGGGTTTGCTTTTTTCCAGCAGGACTCGTCCTTGAATGGGTCTTCTCCTTCGTCCAGGGAACAAATGAAAGAAAAGAAACTGTCATCCTCAATCGAGCCTTCGGCAACTTTACGCCCATACTCGTGATAGTCGTAGCAGACGCTGGTTTTGTCGTGGCCGCTGTTAGTGATCATGAAAATCAACGCCTGGCGACGACCTTTCGTCCCGGCGCGCATCATTTCCACAACCTGGTTGTTTTTGTGCTCGTGAATTTCGTCAATCAGAGCACAGTGTGGGCGTGGCCCTGACTGCCCATCATCCGAACTGATAGGCCGGAAAAATGACCCGGTCTGAAGAAACGCAAGGTTCCACTCTTTCCCGGCGCCGCCTGATTTATTTATTCGCTGTGCTAACGCTGGGGACTGATCCACCATCGCGACAGCATCACGAAAAAGGATCATGGCCTGGTCTTTTTTCGTTGCTGCTGCATATATCTCGGCACGAGGCTCCTTATCTGCTGTTAGACAGTAAAGCCCCACTCCGCCAGCCAGTGGTGATTTGCCGGAACCCTTACCAGATTCAACGTACACCATGCGAAATCTACGATAACCATCCGAGTTCTTCCAGCCGAATATCGACCCTACAATAAAGCACTGCCACGGTAGCAGGTTGAAGGGTTTACCTTCATGCTCACCGCCGTTGAGCTTCAGTACCTTGGCAAAAAAGTCGATGGCGCGCTGCGCCGCTGCAACATCCCATACCAACCCGCGAGCATGGCAGGATTCCAAATCTCTGAGATGTCGTTTACAGGAGTTTCTGATATCGGGACCGGCGATTTCTTTGCCGGAGTCTACATCCCGCGCATATTGCGTGGCAGGATCAACCGAAGAACTCGTTGAGCGGGTCTTCTTCTTTTTCTCCACCATCCACTTTCACCTTCGTTCTGGCGGCCGGAGTCAGACCGAATTCAACCAGGTAACTTTTAAAACGTCGATCAGCATCCGCCAACATTGCTACTGCCGGGTTCGCCTTAATCAAAAATCCCCCTTCAGTCTGGACTGTATAAGTTCTCCCTTCGTCCGCGATCGTCAGGCGAAGCTGAAGGATATCTGCATAGATATCGCAAAGACGCTCCAGCGCCAGTGAATCGGCAACTGTAAGAATACCCATGCCATCAAGTAAAACTGTGAGCCTGCCCCACGCAACTTTTCCCCAGTCGCTAAGATGTGCTGGCGGGCTGGGGATTTCTTTTGCAGGTTGGGGTTCTTTATCGTTGAGTTTACGTTTGCCCGGATTGCCGGTTACCACTTTCAGGTGGGTCGGTTTCGGGCGCCGTCCTGCCATCGGAACCTCCCGGAAAAAAACTTTTCATTTCGCGGTTGTGCAAACAGAGGGGGGCGGGCGGTCACGCAGGCACAAAGCTGTGAACTTTTAACCCGCCCTCCTCCTTCATAGCTGCCACACATATGAGAATTGTTATCGTCTGAACCAGTGCGATGCACGGTCAAGTGGAATACCGTTCTCGTCACAGCCCACGACGACACCGCGTTTCTCCATTCGTTGCTTCGTAGAGTCGTGGTGCTGCTTACACAACCCCTGCCAGTTCTTCCGGCTCCAGAATAGCTTTTGTGCCTTCGCTATCGCTTCGGCGTTTCCACTATTCAGCGCCTCTTTCAGTTTGTGCGGAATGATATGATCGACCACCGTTGCCGCCGTCACTCTTCCCTGCTCATGACACATGGCACACAACGGATGAGTACGAAGGAACAGGAGGCGCTCACGGTCCCATTTGCTGCCGTAGATACGGGGCGATTTGTTCATGTGATATCTGTCCAGGTGGCTATCAGTCATCATGTGGGTAAGTTACTACCAGGCTCTGCTGTAATGCTTACTTACGTAGCCGTTCCAGCAAATCTTTCTCAAATATCCCGGTACTTTTACATTCCACCGGCTTCACCTTATCGTTACCGTCGGCAGTATCCAGTCCGGCAGTGCCTGTCACCATTACCGAAACATTACTGCCTTCACCGGCACTCCAGACCTGCGCGACGATACGGTAATGCTCCTGGATATTTTGTGTCTGCGGTAACAGTGAACAGTCCAGATACAACGAGCTCAGTTCCGGGTCATCCCCGGTACCGGCGATAATCCCTGTGGTATGGTCGTTAACACTGGCTGTGATGGCCTTCTCCCTGAAATACAGCGCCACGGCATTCAGCAACTCATCCGGTTTACGGTTACCGATGAATGAGGTTGATATCTGTTCGCTCATCCCTGGCTGCTGCCCGGTCTGGCTGTCCTGCTGTTGCTGCCCGCCCGTTTTAACCGGACCATACACGGTAATACAGCCGCCAAGACAAAGTGCGGCAGCGGTGGCTAATATACGGCGCATAGTCATTACCGATAATAAAGCGTTGTACACCCGGCGAGGGACACACATACCAGGGCCAGTACGAATAATTTTGCCTTCATTAATTTTCCTTGTTATCAGGTTTCAGTTCTGCCCGGTCACTTTGTCCCAGGTACGTTCGCATGTGCTTCCGGCGACATAACGCTCATCAGCCTCTTTTGCGAACTTTCCCGCCAGATCGTCAGCTTCGCCAAGCAACTTGGCGAGCAGTATTCCGGTCTCGGCTTTTGCCTGGCTTGCTGCGGCAAGAGCGGAAAGCCTGCCGGTTTCACTTCCTGCAAGTTGCCGTTGTACTGCCGCGAGCTGCTGTTGCAGCCCACCGCGAGCACGCTCAGCAGCATCAGCATCGGCCTGTATTTTTGCCAGTTCTTCATCAGCTCTTTTCCGTTCTTCATCTGCGGCGTTCTGGCGACGCTGCTCTTTCGCTCTTTCGGTTACTTCACGCTGCAATGCGGTGGTCGCATCAGTAAGGTCTCGTTGCGCCCACTGGAATTTCCATGATGTATCCGCCTTCTGATAACCTCGTGAATAACACCAGTACGCACCAGCACATAACAAAAAAGCCACCAGCAGTATTTCTGCTAATGGCTTCCAGAATTTTTTAAGCAATACAGGTAACAGATTCATACCAGCACCGATTTTGCTTTTTCAAAGCGCTCTCGCCTGTCACCGATGCCGTTCTGCCCTCCGTTAATGATCTGCGTAACGCGTACCAGGTCGCCGGAGTATTTCAGACACCCTCTGGTCACAAAAAACCACGCTGCGGAACGGGCGGCATGACGATCCAGCTCAAGCTGTCCCGGATTCGCCACCAGATCCAGTTTCAGGGCAACGCCGCATCTGGTGTAATTCTCCAGCCCGGTAATCTGGATAAGCCCACGCCCGCGATACTTCCAGCCATCTCCGGCGTCTTTGTTACCCATGCGGCCACCGTAAACCAGATTTGCTATTTGCGGCTGGTGGGCCACCTGCTTACCATCGACACGCCCCAGCATTTCACACTGATACGGCGTCAGGCGTTTACCAAACGTCTTCTTCAGCGCCTCCACTGAATAATTGAAGCTTTCCTTCAGAACAGTAAATCCTGCTGATTCATGTCCCGTTTGTGCAATGAACATGGCCTGATCCAGTGGAGCAGTAATACCGAATTCGCTCATTGCCGCCGTAATATGTGGATACCAGCGCGCGGCCAGTTCGGCGCTGATACCAGCCGCCTGCTGAAATTGAGACTCGTTCATGATTAAACCTTGTTATTATCCCCACCGATACGACCACTGATAAACTTCATTGCAAAGCCGCGGATCGCATCCACGCCGATAAGGCCGACGCCGCCACCAATCGCAACAGACAGGGACTTGGGCCAGCCGAAATATTCCAGCGCAGATGAGAAGGTCAACGTCAGGGCGCCGCAAAGCAGAATTTCGAGTGTCTTTTTCTTCCAGCCACCACTACCGCCAAAGTACGCAATACGCAGGCCAGCCATAAATAACGACATCAGAACAGCGCCCAGCGGCGTATCTCCTCGCCACCAGCTCTGGAACAGCTCCAGCCAGCCCTGCCAGGAATGGGGATCGTTGTGCATTTTCATAAGCCTCACCTCCGATAGCTCGGATGGCGCAGTGTGAAGTAGGAAGGCCGCCAGGTGGATTAACGACAAAACTCAGAGGGATTATTCCGGACGGCACAAACAGAAAAGCCACGCACGATGGCGGGGCTTGAATTTATTTGGTCGACGATTGAAGTTATGGCGACGATATCAGATTTACATAAAATATATGCTTTTCAGTTCGGTTTTGCAAGACTTTGTACATAATTAGTCGCCTTTTGTTGTGAACGTGATCGTGTTACCGCAATCAATGCACTACTGTCGAGCTTAATAAAACAGCTACGCATTACAAGCCAGTGTGGTAGGTATATCTCCGTCCAGGTTGATTTAGCCACGCCTGCAAGTTCTGCCAGTGCCTGGAATTCGTATGTATCTTTACCAGCCAGATCAGCTTTAACATCCTGCGCTGCAAGCCAGATAAGCTGGCGCAGGCGGTCAATAGTCTTTTTAGCTACCCGCTTACCCTCCAGTTGCTGGCTGAATTGCTCCCAGGCCCACTGTGTTATCTCGATCTGGTGTTCCCAGCAGGTATTCTCACTGTAATTCCACAACAACCACGCCTTGTAGTGTTCATCGAGTGAAAGAACCGCCCGGCGCCATGAGGCAGTGGAATATTCCAAAGGCTTCACCAGCGGGATAGCGCTTCCTTTCGCCAGCGACTGCTTGCCGGGGATTGGCGGGTTATTTAACGTTATCCAGCTTTCTGTTTCCTCGTCCCAGATACGCTGTTTTTTTCGGGGATAGTTTTTCGTGTCGAATTGCGCGTTCTCCAGCCAGGCCGAAAGCTGCCCTTTAGTCTCCCCGCTTAAATCGGCTGTCGCTACCATTAGCTGCTCACGTACATACTGGAGGTATTGAGTGTTCATTGAGTAAATCCTGTGAACTGATAAATACGAACAAAATTGCGCAGGATGCGGTAGTCAACCAACACCGCCCCCGGACGGCGGTAAATGCGGAGGCGCTGCCAGCGCATGCGGAGTATCTCGATCAGTTCTGGTTTCATGCGGCCTCCAGCTTTTTTAGCGCACGCAGATCCGCCAGAGCCGCGAGCCTGATTTCCTTCAGCTCCTCGACCGTCCAGCGGTGCGGGGTGTTATTGTTCTCGAGTGCCAGCACCGCCGCCTCACCGTAACGCTCAACCAGCGCGGTACGATATGCTTCGATGTTCCCTGATTTGTAGACGTTGCAGACATCACACTGAAGATGGATGTTGAAGCGAGTGAAGCGCAGATGCCCCGCGGCGGCCGTAGTCCTGTAATGGCCTGCATGCCATGCGAACGCCGTCTTCGTTCCACAGGAGATGCAACCGAGTCCTTCTGCCAGTTCGGTTTCGCGGCAAATGTCATTTACGGCGCGCTGCGTCAAGTCAATCCAGTGCTTCAGCGGCTTAACCGCGGCTTTCCGCTGGCGCCAGGTGGCGCGTTCTTTTTTCTCAGCGGCGCGCTGAAGGGATTGCGCCTTACGTTGCGCGGCTTCGCGAGCTTTTCTGGTTTGTTCTTTGCCGACGGCGCTGGCGCACTGGTACGAGCAAACGATCTGCCCCTCGCGTATCGGGTGAAACCACTGGCGGCATTCTTTGTTTGCGCACTTACGGCGCGGTAATTTAGCCATGTTCACCCCCAGACCTTTTGGCGTAAGGATTTTGGCGTCCGCACCCGGTGTGCATATTCAGGTAATTTCGCGCTGACAGTCCAGGTAATGAAGTCAGGGTTCAGGCTCTTTTCTGTCCTTACGCCCCGCTTCTGATAATCCGATATCAGCGTGTCGGCCTGCTCGGTTGTGCAGTCATGATGATGGAACCAGGAGTATTTCATCGCCATCACCCCGCAAAGCTCATGAGCTGGGCGGCGGCGTTCTCGGCCTCGCGCTGGGTACGGAATGTCCGTGATAAAATCCACCGCCAGAGCACATCAAGCGCGGATTTATACAACTGCTGAAATTCGACCTCATCCATGCTGGAAAAAGCGATGCTGCGGGGATGTTTGCGAAGGGTGCCGTCCGGTAACTGGATGGCGTCATAGTGACCAGCCTCAACCGTCACCCATGCGCGGTAGGCATCGAATGATTTACACAGGCTAATCCCGTTTGTTACCCGGCGGTTTGCAATCTGTTCCAGATACTGTTCAGCCGCATCCAGTAATGCGCTTTCATTCCCGCCATATGCAGCGAGAAACTTTGCATAACCGTTTACCAGTTTGCGCTCATTGGCAGAAATGGCGCCGCCGGTGGGTTCCCAGTATTCAAACCCAAGATTAAGCAACGCGAAAAAGCGGCGATGGAATGCAGGATTCCTCACCTGGCGGAACTCAGCCACCAGCACGGCACCGAGTTTAATTTTTGATTGCAGAATTTCGCTGGTCTCCGGCGTAGCGGGGATCAGAATTCCAGATGACTGCTTGATGAGTTGTAATTCGTGCGCCATGGTGTTCTCCGTGGCGCAGCAGGTGCAGGTTGTTCAGGCCTACATTTGAAGTGTATCAAAGCAACGGGTAATTCGATAGCCTGCCTTTTCTAACATTTGCGTAAATAATGTTGGAGTTCCAACTATGTCATCAGGGTGAAGGGGAACAAAAGATATCTCGTCACCACGACGATACATCAGGGCGCGTCCGCTATCCGGAATACTACCGAACCTTGCCACTACACAATGATCGTAACAACGTATAACCGCATACCCTGATTCTGGTAAGTCTTCTAACATGTAACCCCCCGTCACACTGACTTTATTTCTGGAAACGTCTGCGACTCCACGATGCTTAATATGCATAAAACCAGTCGTCAGCGCTTTCCCACGTTTCCTGCAGAATGCTCTGTATACGTTTTTTATCGCCATCAGCAGCACCGACGATACTCAGACCATCCTGACTGCCTCGACGGATGGTTAAGTTGCAGTTTTCATACTGATTCTGGAGACGGGTAATTAATTCTTTTTCAAGCGCAGGAACGGCACCTTCCGGAAGCTGTTTTGTCCGGCTGATAACAAGTTCAATTCTCATAATTCCCTCTACATTTAACTACTGTATATAAACACAGTATACCTGTTAGAAAGAATATTCAAGAGGTGAATAGCACTTTTTGCAAAAGCTAGCATGTTGTTTCATATCAGATTTTAGGCGGAAAAACCCGCCGAAGCGGGTTATGACGCAACACTTCATGCCGGAGTTTTCCTTTCTGTCTTGTTGTGAACCTCCCAGAGACTAATGCCACAACTGAACACAAACTCAGCCAGATAATTTAAGCCGGACCATTCCCGGATGCCGCCGCGCGCCGCTTCCACAAATACAGCGATATCCTGATCACGCCACACTCCAAACAGGCGCCAGCCGCCACTGTCAGTCTTAACGGCTGCTATACGCGTCAGAACACCAGTCTGGTACAGGTCAGTGAACGCAGGTTTCTTCCTGGTTATTATTCGCATATCTACAAACCTAAGAAATGTTGATTACAAATCACTGATTCGTATTTTTTGATTTTTCATTAATGCCGATCACAGGACCGGCATATAGGTGTTTCACGATTTACCTCCGTTGAGCATGGCGGCGCGACAGGCGTTCCATATTTTCTGAGCAAGGAGCTTATCGCCAATATTGTGCGCCAGCAGCCCGACAATTTGACCCGCCAGACCTTTTGGTATTTTCTCCGGCACTGGCTGGTCAGCGTCCAGCGAGGCCAGCGCGATACGAAACACTTCAGCAGTCATGCTGCGTGATGACTGATTATCATGCGCTGGGTCGGAAAGGAATCCAGCGATGAACGCCTTAAGCTCTGCGCGTTCTTTGGTAATAGTGGTCATGGGTTAGCCCTCAGCCTGCCGTGCTTTCAACCTGATTAGGGAATGTCAGGCACTCATTAAAGGTTGCGCCGATACGCATAGCGGAAGGGATAAATTCGCTTTTCCCCTTCTCTACTTCATCAAAAATTTCGTCATAGCGCGTCACATCAAATAGCGATACTTCACAATCGCCAGTCGTCGCAAACGCGATCCGATTTGAGGGACACTCCGCCAGTAGCTTATTGAGTTTCTTTACCCAAGCTTTTTCCTGTTTCGTCAAAGTAGCCATGCTCACTCCTTAACCTTGATGCCAGCGCGGGGGCTGTATGCAGACATGCATTGCATGAACCCGGACTGGTCATCTGTCTGCCCATAGCTGAACCCGGCTTTCAGGCCGGAACGGAATGCGCCATCCTGCAACCTGTCGGCAGTTTCAAGTTTTGCCTCCAGTTCTGCTATGTGTTTCTCTGCTTCCCTGAATTTATCCGCCCAACGGTTACTGGCAGTGAAAGCCAGCTTCCTCTGGGCTTCAAGTTCTTCAATTCGTGCCGACATTTCCGCGCACTCTTCAAAATTACTGATTGCCTTGCGCTCCCATTCGTCACGCTGCTCGCGTAGATATCCGTTTTGGCGCTCTGCGGCTTCCAGCTTCTTGTAGAGAGCGTCCCAGCTTGTCGAGTTATCCAGAACCAGCTTTGTAACTCGCTCTTCACGAGATTTGTAATGCTCCAGCTCATCCAGCAGCGCCAGCATTCGCTCAGCGATAGCCACTTCGTCAGGGAATTCTTTTTCCCATGCCTCATTCAGCAATTTGCAGCTGACAGGATTCATACTGAATCGCTCAACCATGAAGGATGCCAGTTCTTTTGTTTTTGCTGTTACTGCCTGTTTGTCGATGTTGCTCATTGGACTCCCCCCTTGTTGATGCTCATTTTGGGTGCTCCATGAACCTGCATTACCTGGCTTTTCTCCAGTGCCGGTAGCGCTGAAAATCCGGTTGTCTTGTTGCAGCTATAACGCTTCAGGTCATAATCAATTACTGCCCGCTGGTCACGAAAAACG